AAATAGTAAAAAAAAGGGAGGAAGATATGATTCAATTAACTCAAAATTATACGAGAAGTATAGAAAAACAGCAGCTAAAGAAATATCTGGTGAAAATAATCCCTTTTATGGTAAAGGATATTTAATAAAAGGTAAAAATAATCCAATGTATGGAAAACCTTGTTATTATAATATGAATGAAGAAGAAAAACAAACTTGGAAAAATAATATTTCTAAAGGTACTTTAGGGGATAAAAATCCATTCTATAGAAAAACTCATACTGAGGAATTTAAAAAAAAGATGAGAGGATTGAGGGTTCAGCCAATTAAAGTTTTTTTTAAAAATAATAAAATAAAAACATTTGAGGAATATGGAGACCTCGGAGATCATTTAAATATGTCACGTTACTTAGGAAGTAAACTATGTAAACCAAACAATTTTCATTTACTTGATAAATATGAAATTAAAAAAATTGAAAGGATAGTTAAGTTATGAAAACAATTAAAGTAAAATCTATAAAACCTGCAGGTAAAAATAAAGTTTTTGATATTAGCGTGGATAAACATGAAAATTATATTTTAGAAAATGGTGTTATTACACATAATTCAGGATTGAAATATGCGGCTAGTTCTATTGTCTATCTATCTAAGAGAAAAGAAAAAGACGGAACAGAAGTTATTGGTAATATTATTCATTGTAAAAATTACAAATCCAGATTAACAAAAGAAAATAAAGTAGTAGATGTCAGATTAACTTATGATAAAGGTCTAGACAGATATTATGGACTTTTAGATTTAGCATTAAAATATAACATATTCAAATCAGTATCTACGAGAGTTGAATTGCCAGATGGTACTAAGACCTTTGGTAAAACAATAAACAATAATCCTGAAAAGTATTTTACACCAGAAATATTAGAACAATTGGATGCTGTTTGTGCTAAAGAATTTAAATATGGAGAAGTAATTGACACAGAAGAAACCTCAACCACACAAAACAACGAGTCCTAAACATAGGGAAGACTATGTGTTTGTAGAGAAACCTGGAGAGGACTTCACTGGTCTTAAATTGATTAGTGGTCCTTATGCAGGTATCGTTTACAAATATGGTAATGTAGGCTTTAGACCTGAATCAGAAGCAGTTGATGGACAACTACCAATGGTGTTTGACTATACAGTTATTGAAAACAAAATATCTGCTGATACAGATAGTCAAGAGTTTATAGATCATATTGGTGATGTATTAGTTGTGTTACTAGACGAAAAAATGAAAGAAAAGGAACTTGATGGAAAGAATTGAAAGAACAGCGCTTAGGAATTTAATCCATAATGAAACTTATTGTAGAAAAGTTCTACCTTTTATTAAAGAAGAATACTTTTCAGATAGATTAGAAAAGATATTATTTACAGAAATCTATAAGTTTGTCAATAAGTATAATAATCTTCCAACAAAAGAGTCCTTGGCTATCGAAGTTAATAGTAATAGAACAATCAATGAAGATGAATATAAAAAGATTACAGATATTCTATCTACATTAAATCCAGAACCTATTAATTTAGAATGGCTTATAGAAACAACAGAAACTTTTTGTAAAGATCGTGCCATACACAATGCAATACTTGGTGGTATTCAAATACTTGATGGTAAAGATAAAGAACATACTGCGGAATATCTTCCAGAACTTTTATCAGAAGCATTATCAGTATCTTTTGACCAAAAGGTTGGGCATAATTATTTGCAAGAATCAAAAGAACGATTTGATTTCTATAAAAAGAAAGAAGAAAGATTAGAATTAGATTTAGATTTTTTCAATAAGATTACAAGAGGGGGAATACCAAGTAAGACTTTAAATATTTGTCTTGCAGGTACTGGTGTTGGTAAAACAATGTTTATGACGCATCTTGCCTCATCAATCTTATTACAAGGTAAAAATGTTTTATACATTACTTTAGAAATGGCTGAAGAAAGAATTGCTGAAAGAATTGATGCAAACCTTTTGAATGTTGGTATGAGTGATTTAGAAGAATTGCCATATCAAATGTATGAAACAAAGATAAATAAATTACAAAGTAAAACAACAGGTACTTTAATCATTAAAGAATACCCTACGGCATCTGCTCATACAGGACATTTCAAAAATCTCATTAGTGAGTTAGCATTAAAGAAATCATTTAAACCAGATATTGTATTCATTGATTATCTAAATATATGTTCCTCATCAAGATTTAAAGCAGGTACAAATGTGAATAGTTATACATACATTAAATCAATTGCAGAAGAACTACGGGGATTAGCAGTTGAAAATAATATACCTATATTTTCTGCTACTCAAACTACAAGAGGTGGTTTTGTAAGTAGCGATGTGGGGTTAGAAGATACCTCAGAAAGTTTTGGCCTTCCTGCGACAGCAGACTTTATGTTTGCTTTAATATCAAGTGAAGAGCTAGAAGAAAAAAATCAAATCATGGTGAAACAACTAAAGAATAGATATAATGACCCTACGGTCAATAGAAAATTTATTCTTGGTGTTGATAGATCCAAGATGAGATTTTATGATGTTGAGCAATCAGCACAAACGGACTTAGTTGAAAGTGGGCAACCATCTACAACTATAAATGACACTAAGTTTAAAAAACTGGGAACATTCTCGGATTTTAAAATATAACAAACGAAAGGACTAAAAACTAAAATGACAACAGGAAAAATAAAATGGTTCGATGCTAAAAAAGGTTACGGATTTATTACACCAGAAGATGGAAGCAAAGATGCTTTCATTCATGTATCCGCACTACAAGCTGCAGGTATTGAATCAATAGACGAAGGACAAACTGTAACATACGATCTAACCGAAGAAAAAGGTAAAACGTCTGCTACTAATATTACAAAAGGAGACTAATAATGACTATAACGATTAATGACAAGACATATGATGAAACTAAACTAGACGCTAAGGTTAGAAATTCTATTGTACAAGTAAACAATTATCAAAGTAGACTTAATACTTTAGTTGCTGATGTAGAAAATTGTAAGTTGATTTTAGATCATCATAGAAAGTATCTAACAGATAACTTACCAGTAGAAGCAGAAACAACTGCTAACGAAGCGCCAACAGAACCAACAACTGAAACACCAACTGCTCAGTAATGAAAAAAAGGGTTGCAAAAAGAAAAAAATTATCTTATGAGATAAAACTTAGTAAGAGAAAGCAAAAGATACGATGGTTGGTCATTGAAAGACCAACCGGTAGTATTCTTTGTCAAACCGAGTTTGAAGATGATGCTCAAAAAGTTTGCGACCTACAAAACAAATACAAGCAGTGGGAACCTAATGGGGGTGTTGTTAATTTTTTAACATATGGAAAAATATAATGAATGAAATGATTAATAAACAAAGTCAACGCTTTTATGAAATCTTAGATGTAATAAAAGAGTTGCATGATAAGAAGCGCCACGACTATGGTGCTAATGAGGACATATTTGCTAACTTTAGATTATCTGAATTATCAGGTGTACCTGCCTGGCAAGGATCAGTTATTCGTATGGGGGATAAATATGCTCGCATAAGTAACTTCATCAAAAAGGGCGAGTTCAAATTTAAAGAAGAGGGTATCAAAGATACTTTAATGGACATGGCAATTTATAGTTTGATTACTATGATACTATTTGAGGAAGAAGAGGAAAAGGATAAAGAACATGAGTGAAGATGTTGATATAAGTAGATTAAAAAATAAGGAAGACAAATTTGTTATAACAAATCCGGCTACTAAAAAAGAATATGCATTTGATCCTAGTATTCTTTCTGGAGCTGATTGGTCTAGAGCCTTTCAATCTAATGATGGTGACTTTACTCCCGATCAAATCAAAAAATATTATGATGCTGCAATGGCAATGGATTGGCAAGACGGATGGTATTCAACACCAGAAATGAAAAAAGAAGGCAAGTCTGCTGGATATAAACATATAACTTTAGGTGGTAGTGATACTGAAAGAGTTGATTATGAGATTGAACAAGATTGGGTTAAAGAGATTTGGGATAATATTAATCCTGGTCTTAAATTAATTAGACATTATCTTAATGGTCATGGACCAAATCAATCTGGTGGTATTCATCTCGATGGATGGACTGGCAATCAATATACTGTAATTGTATATCTAACGCCTGATATGACACCAGAAGATGGTGGCACACTAGAACTTTGGACACCAAATATAACTGATGAACAGAAGGCACTGGCAATTAATAGTCCTTATAGTTTTGGTAATCCTTATGAACATTATATGGATGTTCAGAAATCATTTTGGCCTAAACCTGGTCGTGTTGTAGTATTTGATGCTAGAATACCTCATGTTGCAAGGGCAGTTGAAAGTGATAAGTTTAGAGTGTCATTAGTATTTAAAGGTACAACTTTAGGTTTGCAAAATGTAGAAACGTCAAAACCTACAATGATAAAGAATGTTACAGATAATATTACTGATATTGAATTTGAAGAAGTAAAAGAATAAGAGTTTTTTACTTACTTTAGGGGGTCGTAGTTCAGTTGGTTAGAACGCCTGCCTGTCACGCAGGAGGCCGAGGGTTCGAGTCCCTTCGATCCCGCCAGATTCTGCTTGACAAAACGGTGCTGTTAGTATATAAATAACAGTATGGCAGACGCAAGAGATACAAAAAAACAAGAAAACGGTTCACTGGTTTTTTTTCAAAGCCTTATAGAAAAGGGTAAAGAACCTACAATAGCATTCGTAGAGAATAATGCATATCCAGATATGCCAGCGATATGGTATTACTATTATCAATTACAAGGTAAAGCATTAAAAACATACTTAGGTAATTCAAAAAATTATGCTTATAGTAGGGATGATGGTATCATGCCTATTTTAGAAAATGCAGCAAAAACTATGGGTGTTACTACAAAAGATAATTGGAACCCTATGGATATCGTCATGGTCAAAAAGCAAGAAGAAAAAAAAATTATAGACCAAGTCAAAGAAATACAAAATGCTAGTGATGAAAAACAGGCAAAGTTAGAAAAGTTAAATCTACTTATGCAAGAATTATTAGTTAAGAAAATTTTAGTTCCTATTTCACTAAAAGGTCTAACAAAGAATAGTAAAGAAGCAAAGATAGAAGAAGCTAATTTAGGTAAGAAAAAACAAATTGAATTTAAATTAAAACCAAATAGTTTGAATTGTGATTTAGATATGGAGAAACCTCCACTATTTGATACAGGAGAGTTTTCATTAAGATTTTTTGCAGGTGAATCAGAGTATGCTTTACAAGTTAGAAGTTTTAGATATTCTAAACCAACAACTGGACCTCAAACTGATATAACACCAAAGAGTGGAGGTGCAAAATTAGGCAAAGCATCTGTAGAAGCTACAAGACCTTTTCTAAAAAAACTAGGATTAGATTTACCTCTTTCAGTAGTAAAAGACCCTATGATAACTATATCAGGCAAATTTACTCCACAACAAATAGATTTTTGGGTTAAATTATATGATAAAATAAAAAACACTAAAATTGAAGGACAAAAAGTTAATTGGGATGCACCATTGACATACGGAGATAGCAAATCTAGTTTTAAAAATAATTTAGTAACAGGTTTAAAAAACTATGAAAAAGACAGAAATACATTAGGAAGAATATTTTCAAAATTACACGGTTTAAGAACAATCGAATTGTATCAAAAAATATCTCAAAAGAATAAATTTGACAAGTGGCTAGAAACTTTATATTATGGGGCAAAAAAAGAGTTTAGCACTTTAAATGGTCCTTTTATCAAGATATTTTAATGCTTGACTATTATAAATAATAAGTATATAATATACTAATGGAAAGAGTGTTAAATGAAGAAATTTCAAGATTATCTTGTAGAAGATAAGAATACACATCTTGAACATCTGGAAGACGAGATAATTAATAATGGAACTAAGGGTGCTAAGACCGCAATTGAATTTCTAAAGTCTATCAAAAAGATGTTACAAGGACAAAAGGGGTCTACCGTATCCGTCAAATGGGATGGTGCACCTGCTGTATTCTGTGGTATCAGTCCAGAGAATGGTAAGTTCTTTGTAGCCACTAAATCTCTTTTCAACAAAACTCCTAAAATCAATTACACTAATTCAGACATATCTAGAAACCATGGTGGTGCATTAGCAGACAAACTCAAAGAGTGTCTAAAGTATTTACCTTCACTAGGTATCAAAGGTGTAATACAAGGTGATTTACTCTTTACAAGTGGTGATAAAAAGACTGCTACAATAGATGGCACTAAGTCGATTGTCTTTACACCAAACACAATAACATATGCAGTACCTGTTGTTAAGACAGGATTCTTTGGTAGTTCATTATACGATAATATCAATAAAGCAAAAGTTGGTATTATATTTCACACATCATATTCAGGTAATACAATTGCAAGTTTAAAAGCATCCTTTGGTGCAAGTGTTAGTTCATTAAAGAAAAACAAAAATGTATTCTTTGATGACGCAAACTATAAACAGACTGGTGTTGCGTTTGATGATACTGAAGAAACTGCATTTGATAACATCATTAAAATGGCAGAAGGTTCTGCTTATAAAGCAGGTGCATTTATTGATATGCTTAAGAATGATAAGGGACCATTATCTCTTGGCATTCAATTAAAAACATTTTTCAATACTTATATAAGACAAGGAACAGCAATTACAAATACATCAAAGTTAGCAAATAATTTTGAAGTGTATTTTAGAGATAAAATTAAAAAAGAAATAGATAGCAAAAAAACATCAGCTGCAAAACAAAAGTATGAAGAAATACTAAATGTAGGATTAAAAATACTAAGACCAAATAAAGAAGGTCTTTACTTTGCAATCGCAACATACATAACATTTCAATCAGCAAAGGCTGTATTGTTAAAAAAATTAAATCAAATACAAAGTATCGGTTCATTTTTGAGAACAAAGAATGGATACAAAGTTACAAATCCTGAAGGGTATGTAGCAATTAAAGGATCTGGTGCA